ATAAGAAAGCATGGTGAAGAAAATTTCCAAATAGAAGTATTAGAAGTTGTTGAAGACGTCGAATACTTAAAAGAACGTGAGATTTATTGGATTAAATATTTAGACAGTTATAACAGGGAAAAGGGTTACAACTTAACTTTTGGTGGTGATGGTACTTTTGGCAGATATCATTCAGACGAAACCAAAGAGAAGATAAGGCAAAAAGCGTTAGGTAGAAAGATGTCCCTAGAAACAAAAAACAAAATTTCGAAAGCTTTAAAAGAAAAAGAATATGTTTCAGAAGAAATGTCAGCCAGAGCAAAAAAAGGCAATACTATTAGATGGGCTGACCCTACAGCTAGAAGAAGACAGTCTATTAACAGCCCTAATAAAAAACACGTTATTAAATACGACAAAGATTTAAATTTTATCGCTGAGTTTTGTAGTATATATGAAGCAGCACGAAGTATAAATAAAACACACCAAAATATTTCTGCTTGTGCTTTAGGTAAAATTAAAACTGCTTACGGTTTTATTTGGAAATTCAAAAACTAATTTATACCGTTAATAGCGAGGAAAATGAAAGTAATTATAAAAGCACTTAACAGAAACGCATGGTCGGGTATTATACAGTATAAGAACTGTCATACTTCCCTGGCACCATATTTCACAAGGACCGGTAGACTTTATACAGGTCTAGAACCAGAAGACGAAAAAAGGCTAGGCGAAAAACTAAGAATGGATTTAGCCCCCACATCTTCATTTTGGCTGACCTTCCACATAAAAATGGGAGCGAAAGACATGGAACTGGACACATCGGATCCTTATGATGAACTACGCTATATCTTCCTTAAAGGTCATAAGCGTGTAGCCAACGGCCTCTCTGATAGAAAAGCAACTGCCAATTTCGTTATTGTTAATGAACTGGAAGAAGCTAAGGAAGCTAACAAACTGAGTCAGACCAAGCGCAAGGCCCTTAGGGAACTTGACAAAATGTCAGTAACTGACATGAGGAAATGTCTTCGTTTGTTTGGTATGCAAGCAGATGATATGAACAGTGATTTGGTTGAGCAGAGACTTACGGATCTAATCGACAACGACCCAGAGAAATTTATTATGAAATGGGTTGAGAATGAAACCAAAGACATTGAGTTTATCATCGAAGAAGCTATAGCGAAAAACGTAATTCGTAAATCAAAGAATATCTATAGGTACGGCACAGACATTATTGGCCATGGTATTGATTCTACAATTGAATTTCTAGAATCCCCAACCAACAGTGATATACGTGCAGCCGTAGTTAACGAAATCAAAGCGAAGTAATGACCATTGCGGAAATGCATACAGCAGTAAAGCTGGGCCTGGATAAAACCGAAGGCCTGGCTTACCCTGCTTTTGAACCAGAAGAAATAGACTATTGGCTTAACGATTCCATAAATCGTTTTGTGAAGACAAGGTACAGCGGAAATAACTATCTACGCAAAGGCTTTGAGCAATCACAGAAACGTACGGATGACCTATATACTATAGTCAAGGAAGCGGTCATAGTACCCGTTGAAGGTACTGTCCCTCCTGATAGACCTAATTCCTGGATTGTCGAAACGACAGATTTCCCCGTTGATTACATGCTTTTTCTTAACGACGATGTAGCTATAACGTTCGATCATCAGGTTATTCAAACACCGGTAACTATTGTAACTGGCGTTGTTGAATGTACTTCAGATACCTATAGGACTAAAGTTTCAGATCCTTATGGGGAACATATCCTTCACATGAACACTGCCAAACCCTTACGTTTGTTTAGTTCTAAGGGGGTAGAGTTGATAACTGATGGGAATTACGATATACCTTTTTATTATATGCACTATATCTCAACACCTGCTGTTGTCGATAGTTTATCTGTCGTACCAGTAGACTGTGATCTTCCGTTACATACTCATTCAGAAATTGTTGAAATGACCGTCAACAAGCTCCTGGAGAATATCGAAGCTCCGAGATATCAGACGCAAAGCATAGAATTAACTAAAATAGAATAAACTAAAACATAACTAACATGTTAACCAGACCTTTTAAAATTCTCATTGGTAAGGATGTTTCCCGTGACGCACAGGTCGTTGCAGGTGCAAGTATGACCACTATTATGCTTTCTACAGGAATGGCAGATGGTGAGATCGTAGTCCTTGACAAGAATAAAAATGTCTTGGCAGAAGGCGCGACTTATTCTGACAGCGATACAATTTTTATCGCTCAGGGTACTGGCGAAACCTTCAGTATCACGAATGAAATAGGTACTACTACCACAGGTAATAGAAAACTTGTTTTTTCAGATCCTATTGAAGGCCATAATGTCAAAACATATCTAGGCAGAGCATATGCTGCCGCAACAGAACAAGTATCAACTGTAGACCTTACAGGTTGGCTTCCTGTAGTAGGTACAGAATATATTGTACGTATTGTATACCATGATCTCGATGAGCATCCTGGTCAGTTCGTACACAGCTACCGTCATGTTGGGGAATCTGCAGTTCTTGCTACAGAAGCCGCTTCGATAGTTGCTAAAATTAACGCACACAAAGGACGCAGAGTACTGGCAGCTTATAATGCAGGTACAGAAGCGATTTCTTTGACTGGGCTCGTTATCCCAGATTGCACAACTTCACTTAACGA